TTGAACGGATAGCCCGTGTGCTTAATATGGGCGTAATTGATCCAGTTATGTCGAATAATATATTTAACCATTTTTGCTGGGCCACTCCGGTATTTTGATTCCATGCGTTTGCGCCAGATGGCGAGAGATTGTTTCGTAGATCTTATTATATTCGCCGCGCTCTGGGTCTCTGGTCGATTCTTCTCCGACCATTATCCGCTGAATTGGTCGCCAGAGATGATCTTTTGCAGATTGCACCGTCCACGGAATATCGATATTCGGCTTGAGCGTCTTCTTCATGTCCAGCCCGGCGTCGTTTAGCGTCTGCGCTATCTGCCCGAGCCAGAGATGAAGTGCGCTATTCTGCGCCATCGTTCGCGGCTTCTTGGTCGTGTACTGAATGGCGATGTGCCCGTGCTTCGCGTAGAGTTCTTCGATGTGCGCTATAAATCGCTTTTTCGAGTCTTCGTCTTTAACCGTCCAGCCTTCCATATCAGTCTCCCATCTGATCCGCATAATCTGTCCCAATCTGCTCGGGAATATGAACCCGGCAGTCTATGTCTCGATGCAAGCGTTTAGCCAAATTGAACGCAACTGCTTGCCCGGTAAACGATCTATCTGCGTCTGCGAATATGTGCAGCGTTGCCACTTGGCTCGGCGGCTCGAACTTCTCTAGCATTCCAGCGGTCGCAGCGGCCCAGCATGGAATCTTAAATTTCTGCATTACTGCCAGCGCTGTCTCGACGCCTTCAGCGATTCCCATCTCGGCATAGATATTCGTGAGACGTATTGCGCCACCATTTGTCGGTCTGCATGGCGGCATAATCTTCTTCACCGATGGAACGACGGCTTTCTGCCCATTCGCTGTTAAATATGTGACGTGCATAGTCGCCGGGAGTCCGTTCTTATCTGAGAACACGCAAACCATCGCCGGATGCTTGCCGAGAGACTTGCCTCCGTCCCAGTATTCGAGAGCTGGATGAAATCCGATCTTCTTGCAGTTCGCCAGACCGCGATTGCGCAGATAGAGAGTCTTTGCGTTTATCTGTGATTCGTAATCGAGACCGCGACGGATAGATTCGAGCCGCGACTTATTCTTGTCGAGATCCGGTTCGACTGGCTTGCTCGGCTTTATGTCGCCGACCATTTCTTTGATTTCCTGCGCGACCGCTGACTTGCTCATCCCGGTAATCTCTGCTGCTAGATCCCACCCGGAACCGTTGCCGCACTGATTGCAGAAATATTTGCCGTCGCCATTGTGATTGGTGAATCTGAATCGATCTTTGCCGCCGCACATTGGGCAGGGCGCGTGCTTACCATTTAGAAGCGATTGATCGATGCCGAGCCTTTGGAGTATCTCGGGCCATCGATTGCGAGAGATCTGCATCAGATCAATCATGATAGAGATCCAAGAAGTCAGCGAGACTCATCTTAAACACTGCCGCAATTTCTACGGCCCGGGATAATTTTATATCTTCGCTTTTCTGCCAGCGAGAGACTTGCTGCGGAGCGACTCCGATCTCTTTTGCGATGTCAGAGATTCGTGTGTGTGAGCTGGCTTGCGCTGCCCGGATCGCTTTGCCGAAATCGACCTTTTGTGACATAGTAGTATTGCTCATTGTTACTTTCCCCGAAGTAGAGTGTTGGCCCGATGCAGTTTCTAGCTTCTGCATCGGGCCTTTTTTCATGCTAGAACGGTATATCGTCCCCAAATGTTTCGTTATTGTCGCTTTTTTGTTGCGGTTTTTCAACTGGAGCGTCTTTCGCTTTAAACTTCAGATCAAACGATGGCGATTTTTCATGGTCGCTTTTATTGCGGAAAACATTCACCCAGTACGCTTTCCCATCGATCTCGCAGTCGCCCTTCAGCACCATGTCTTGATCGTGACGCTGTTCGTGCTTCCATAGACCGCCGCGCATATTGTTATCGTATTCACTCATTTTTACTTTCCCTTTAGTTGGTTTACAGTTTTGTCGATTGTCTCGACGGCTTTAGTGACTATCGCTTCAAGTTCAGCGATATAATCTTCATCTCTTCTGACGCGAACTAGCAGCGGCTTAATGTTCTCGGCGTAACAGAGAAAATCGCACCACTCTTTTTCGGTGATCCATAGCTGGCCCTGAACTTGAGCCAGATATTCCTGCGGCATCCTCTCCTTCTTTAAGAAGTCTCGCCAGTATTTGACCATCGTGTGCGGCTGCGGACACTTGATCTCCAGAATGCCTTCCGTGCCTTCGATGAGTCCGTCTGGACTTGCCCCGGCTTCGATAGTGTCGTGCAGACAAAGACCGACTTCGATCACCTTCTTGTCGTACATAAACTCGTAATACTCCCGGGCCTTCGGTTCTGTGTCGATCCCGTACTGCATCGCAGCGGTAGTCGGAAAGAACTTCGACTCGCCAGTGAGCTTCTCAGCGATCAGTTCGTCGATATAAGCGTCAGCAGACGCCGAGCGCTTCCCTGTTGGCGTGATTAGCCGACCAAATGAACTAGCAGTCGGAACACCCCGGCGAGCTTCGTACCAGCCCTTAGTGCGTTGTTCGTGTGGCAATATGCGCATTCTCTTCTCCCGTGTATCGGCTTTCGATGTGTTTGCAGATGTCGACGAAATAGTCTCGTTCGAAATCCTTCCAGTCTGCCGTGAAATAAGTCACTAGCAATGCCAGGCGCCTGACTCGGTGCTCGATCTCGTCGTACTGCTCCAGATCTTCTTGGATCGCTTCGATGGCTTGATGAAAGCGCTGGTAGTCAGAGATGAATATAGCGTAGTTATCCATCTCTTCGTGCAGCTCTTCGACGCTGATCTCTAGCAGTTGAGCAATCTCGTCTGCGTATAGGATCTTCTCGTCGTCATTCATTGGCTTGCATCTCGCTCTGCTTAATGTGCAGCTTCTGCAATGCGATCTCCGCGTGAGACTGAATCAGATCAGAGATTCGATCGACTTTGAAGTATTTTAAGAACTCGGCTTCATCGGCGTTTGTCGACGCCATTAGCTTAACGATCTCAGCATGAGTTTCGTCGTTCATCTTCGGCGGGTTCAGTTCCTCTTTCATCTGCTCGGCAGCTTTATCCATCTCAGCGTTCGGCAAGTCTTCCCCGGCATATATGTAATGCCCTAATCCCCACATTCCCAAGCATTTGACCAGACATCTCATGCGAGCCGTATTGACTTGAAATGCGTTTGGCGAAGGAACTGCGCGATTGCGGTAGTCCATAACTGGTAGCCACATTTGGCGAGATAAGCCGTCGATCGTGACGGTGCAGTAAACCATGACTGAGCCGTCAGCCGCGACTTCTGGCTCTTGGAATGAATACTCGGCTTGCGGGTAGTGCTCCATGAGAGTCCCCCAAGCCCATGACCAGCTTAGATAGCTGAGATCGCCTTTTTTCTCGATGCGGTCTGATACGTCGACCTTAGATAGCGTCGCCCAGATGGACGCGAATGTCGTCTTTTCGCTCATTTTAATCTCCCGATTTAGGCCAGCAGAATGCCAGCCGTTCAATCGATTATACTAAAATGATGCTTTTGTGCAACTGATTAGATGCGGAATTGTGGCTGGATTGTTAATAAGTCCAGATATGCGGTCTTGGCGCGTTTACGTCCATGTCGGTCGCAATGTCCAGATGGATGAATCTGCCGCCGCCCTTTTGATTGACTCCGATCCCGGTGAATAACCCGGTATTGAGCGCGTGCTTTAGCAGTTGAATCGCTTCTTCGTAGCTAACAGCAATATCCACTGCCAGACCGCAGCCGTGAGCACCGACGAAATCTTTATTCTTCTCGGCAGGATGTGACGGGCAGCGATAGCCGGAGCTGATAATGAACGGAAACTCGCACATTGTGCGCAGCGCTTGCAGAGCGTCCAGCAACTCGTCCGAGATCTCATGCCCGGTCGAGTCGCATTTGCCGCACTTGCAGCGGAATTCGCTGCGGGTGAAGTTCCGGTAGGCGAGTTTAGCTGGCATTGTTTATATGATTTGCTACCGCAACATTTATGCTCTCATCGATAAACTCGTCAGCCTTTTTAACAGCTTCTTCGGCGATGTCGGCATATTTTGCGGCAGTGACCACCGCAGTCTTGACCGCTGCGAACTTCTCAGAGCCTTTTCCAGCTTCCGGGAGCTGCTCTTCGGCTTGTAGTACCAGATCTTTGATTGATGCGATTAGAAAGAGTACGAATCGAGCTATCTCAAATGCTAGTTTTAGCTTACCCATTGCTTACCCCTTTTTCTTTGGTTTTGATTTACGCGCAGATGAGAGCGCGATTGCGACTGCTTGCTTCTGGCTTTTACCAGATTTCATCTCTTTTTTAATATTCGATGAGATGGTCTTCTTTCCGTATCCTTTTTTCAATGGCATTAGTCACGCCCCCACGGGTTCTTGAGTAGTACGCATTCGACGAAAATTGCGACTTCGTTATCGCTTGAACTGGATTGAGCCTCAAATTCGAAATAAGTGCACTCGTCGATTCGGAATGGTATCTGGCGATCGTATGTGACCTCAGATGTCGCACTTGTAGCCCGGGCGATACGAATCACGCGACCATCTTTATTCTGCGTCACGTTGCGAAAGCGAATAAACTTGTTCGGGTTCGCCGTTGCCGAGTTTACGTTAATTCTGAAGATATAGAGAGAGTATCCTTCCGGCACTGTGTACTGGCACGCCTGAGAGATGCCTTCGCCGATCGCTATATAACCGAGCGTCGATGCGCCTCTGGTGACTGTGATATTCCCGGCATTCTCGCCATCGAGCAGAATAATCTGATTCACTCGCATAAATTCGACCGTGCTCACGACCGGAGTCGTCGCATCGGTAGCATCTAGCGTCACGACCTGCGAGACGGCCTTAAATTCGCCGTCTACGCCCTGAATGAGCACTCGCTTGGACGAATCCCCTGCCGCGCTACTAACGACGCTCAGAGTGCCCTCTGTGGCGTTTATCGGGTATTTGCCACCGACGTTCCATAGAGTCTCGTAGTCGGTACCGACGACCGGATTGTATCCAAAGAGATTAACTGGAGTCGCTTCGGCGATGTTTAGCCGGGCGATGTCGAATCCGGTGTTCCCGGACGGGTTCAGATTAGTGTATTCACTCATTTATCGCCGAACTCCATATATGCGCCAGCCGCTAAAAGAGCGAGCAGCGCCATTGTAAAGAAACGAGCAATTGTCTGCCCGACTGTACGCTTTGTATCTCGCCATGCTTCGAGCAGTGAGCGAATCTCTCTCACGTCGTCCCGAGCATCGTCGTCATAAAGCCCTATATCTTTGAGAGCCTCTCTCGCGCCCTTCTTGGCGGCTCGGTCGATCATGAGTTCCAGTTCTGCGTCAGTCATCGAATACATACTCGTTCGTATTGATTGGGACGATGCGGAGTCCGGCAGTTGTGCGCTTCTCGGTCATAGCTTCTGGCTGATACATTGCGATCGTTTCCATAATCTCGACAATCTCTTCTGGCGAATATGATCCGCTGCTGTAGTAGATGATCGAGAGAATGACTTCAATCGGATCGTATTTGGTCATTTCACCACTTAACCTTATCGGCCCAGTAAGCGCCGCTCATCTTGCCTTTTCGGATATTCTTCTCGTGCCGGGCCTTAAATGACGCCCGTCGAGCTTTATCAGCATCGCTTTCGTTCTTTCTCGGCGGCGAACCCTTCACGCCCTGCTGCCCGAACCGAATGAGCTTTACGTCGTCGCCTTCTTTGGCGAGCACGACGTGACTCTTCGTCGAGTGCTTTGGGGTCTTCTTCGGCTTGTTGTAGCCTTCTAGACCGTATTTCGTGAGTCTTGGATCTTTAGCCATAATTCTGAATCCTTATATGCCGATTTTAGCACAATAGATGTTCGAATAAATGTCAGATTTCGTGATCTGGCTCGTAGTCGGTGCCCGGGATCTCGTACTCGTGCCGGATGGCAATGCCGCCGCTGCGACGGTAGACGATCTGGTTCATGATGCTCGGCGAACAGTAGCCTTTGGATGCGTGCCAGGAATCGGCGGGAGCGAGAGTGCCGAAGCGTTCCAGCACGACCGAGTTGTCGTACTGCTCGGACAGCTTGCTGTGGAAATGTCCCAGAATCCAGTATCGGTGACTCGTTTTCGACCAGACACTTAATCTCGGCAGCATATCAGCCAGACGCCGCCCGGGAGCTTTATCGCCATGTGTAATTGCGATGAGATTCTTCCCGAACGTCGTGTAGGTAAAGAATCCGTTCGGCTCCAGAATGGTGACTCTCGGCTCTTTCTCGTATCGGTAAGCCAGAATCATGGCTATCGCTATCGATGTCTCTGAGTCGTGATTACCGCGAGCCATGACCACTGAGACGTTCGAGTGCTTCTCTAGCATCCGCGTAATCCCGTGAATCATCGTGTCCGCTGCTTTACGCATGATTAGCTCAATGCGTGAGTCGGTATCCATCGGCGTGCCGTTGGCGGTCTGCGGATACGGAATAGCCCGGTCAATATGCGTGAAATCTCCGACATTTATTAGCATTGCGTGCTCTGCTGCCGGGGCCGCGTCGACCAGATAGTCTATCGCAGCGATTATCTCGGCAGATGCGATCTTGGAGTCGAAATCTCGTCCCCGCGTGTCGCCCGATGCCTTCATACCGATATGCGCATCGCCAATTATCGTCGTCGGTAATAAATCCTTCGATTTACCCTTACTGGACGGCTTAGGGGTCTTTTTCGCCTGAATTACCTGCGAGTTGAGCTGGTCGACGAATGCTTTCAGCGCTTCTTCTTTCTCGGCAGTCTCCAGCTTGCGCCGGGTCTTTAGCCATACCTTCTCATTATAACTATTTGTCGTGTATATGGATCTGCCAGTCACATATTCGCCCGGCGGGACGTGCGCCGTTGCATCCCACTCCTCAGTGAATCCCGCCGCGGATGCGTATGCTTTGACGCCGTGCACGATATTACGAACGGTAGCTGGTGTGACATCAAGCCTGCTGGCGGCTTGTGATGCGTTCCTGCCGCTTCTTTCCCACTCTTTTACCACTTCGCGCTGACGATCCGTTTTCGCGTAATCTTCGAGCTTTGCCACAATTAAATCTCGCAGTTAATTATGGCTAGAACTCCGTAATAGCCATAAAAGTTTTCTATTTCCGGATCTATGTTTTCACTGATCTGAATCGGCCTGAACCTTATCTCGCAGTCCGACAGTCTTGGAAGTCGATAGAGTGAGCAGCCAGTTAATAGCAGCAAGAATCCCAATAGCGAGAGAATCGATAGTCGCCTCATCAACTGGGATTCCATAGCCAAAACTTTCTGCAAGTTGTATCGCAGCCCAGATTATCCCGGTGAGCATTGTGGCTGTGATCTGGCGATTCTTCCATTTTGCCGGATCTGCTACTGACTGACCGAGCTTTAATAGAGTAAACCCTGCTCTGATTTTCTTGATCATTGCTCTTCAACTACTGGCAAATCTAGCTCTACCCATTCTGGACACAATTCCCAAGAATCATTGATATAATTGTATTTGCATCCGTGCCAATCTAATGGCTCAGTCACTCCTTCGATCAATCTAGCGTTGTTTAAATTTAAGTCAGCAATAATAAAATCTAATGGAAACCCCACTTCGATGCGGTCAGCTTTCAAAGTAACAATTTTATCGTCTGCAAATAGATACTTAGAGCAGTTTTCTGAATCAAGAATAGTTTTCATGTTATCCCTTTACTATAAGTTTTGTTGCGGAAACTGCCGTTCCTGCAAAAACAGATGGGTCAGCAGGAGTTGTGCTTAAAGTTCCGTCTCTTTGAACATAATAAGATTGCCCTGCTGTTAAGCCAGTCTGAGCATCGTCTACTGAGCCAATTATTTGTATATTCGCAGTATCAGTATCAGAGTATGCGCCGTCAGAAATTCCTATATAATTTCCTATCTTTAGATTTGTAGATTCTGGAGAATAAGTAACGGCCTCTCCATAATAATTTCCTGCCGCATCAGAGCGATACGCCATAATTGTTTTTCCATTATCAGAATCATAAGTTGAAGTAGAATAGTCAAGTGCTATGGAGGCAAATGTTACCGCAGGATCAAAAGTAATCGAATCTCCAGAGACTTTTCCTACTGAGATTTTCCCACCTAAACTAGTATTATAAGAAATAATAACTCTATTATTAATAGAATCGTATATTGAAGAAATCAGGTATGCAGAGGTACTAATATAAACTACAGGAGTCCCGAAACTTATAGATGTTCCAGAAACTTCTCCGACTACTGCTGTTCCGTAATTAGAGTTTGATACGTCATAATAAGAAACGACTATTTTATTGTTACCAGAGTCATATACCGCACTTGTGTTACGAATGCTATTTGTCGAAAAAACTACGGCGGTTCCGAAACTAATCGAAGTTCCAGAGACAGTTCCTACTATGGCTTTTCCTTGATAACTGTCGCCAAAATCCGAATAAGAAATTACTACTTTGTTATTTGTGGAATCATACGTTGCGCCAAGCATACTTGCGTAAAATGATGTAGAAAAAACTACGGCGGTTCCGAAACTAATTGATGTGCCAGAGACAGTTCCTATTATGGCTTTTCCTTTATTAGAATCCGAACTATCTCTATATACAATTACTACTTTGCTATTACTAGAATCATAAGTAATGGCAAGATCATTAACAGTTCCAGCATTAAAAACGGTTGCGGTTCCAAAACTAATTGAAGTTCCAGATACCGTTCCTACTATTGCCTCTCCATAATTTGTCCCTGTTGCTTTGTAAGCGATAACTACTTTATTGTTAGTAGAATCGTAAGTTGAAACAACAAAATCTACTGTGTCATTTCTAAATAGCACATCTGAACCAAAACTGATTGAGCTTCCAGAGACCGTTCCGACTACAGCTCTTCCGTAGTTTGATGCGCCACCGTCTCTATATGCAAGCACCACTTTACTATTAGATGTATCATAAGTTGCAGCGTTTCTTGTTGTTGTGGCAGCATTAAAGACTACTGGAGTTCCTGTTTCTTCAGCTGTTTGAGATATTATGCTTACAGTGCCGTCTGAATTAACAATAACGGCATCGCCATTAGCTAATGATCCAGAAGCTGTCGCTTGTAATGAAGGAGCAGCAGAGACTTCTACCCATTCCACGCCGTCCTCAGTCACGTTGACTGCGAGCTTCTTTGTGGCGTTGCCTGTGAGAGATGGATATACGTCTCCCCAAGATTCATTCGTTCCATCTGTTGTGAGATATAACCCTGCGTTCCCGCTTTGGCTTGGCAAATCATAAGTTAATCTCGTCCAATCAGCGGACGCGCTCGGGTCTGTTGTGCCACTGGTCGCTGTGTTTGCTCGATACGACTTGTAGTCAACTGGCGAGTAAACAACATCTCCTGCTGAGTAGCTTGTTCCGCTTACCCATAGAGTCGCGCTTGATGCAGCTTCCGCAGCGGCTTGTGCTGCTTCTGCATTAGTTTCGGCAGTCTCGGCAGCAGTTTGTGCAGCTTCAGCAGCAGTTACATTCGCAGCGATGCCTCCGATGTCAGTGTTCATCGCGCCGATAGTGGTATTCAGCTCGCTCTGCATAGTTACCAGAGCAGCCAAGAAAGCGTCGGCACGGGATATGAATGTTGCCGGGGCGTCCGTTCTGGCTGGAGCTGTTGGCAGCGTGCTAATCGTTGGGATAGTCATTAGACAAGACCTTCTATTTCAAGTGAGCATCTGGAAGTTGTTGGATTCATGAGAATTATATCAAATTCTCGATAATATCCGTAGATGATCGAGTTTCTGTTTTCGTCCTCAGCAATCCACGCGCAGGGCGTAGTCCTGAGATCTGTTAGAGTTTTGCGAACCACTCCATAAGCTGACGTATCTAGCACGACGTCGACTTCCATCTTGTTTGCGTAAGCGCCTTCTGTGACAGTGATTCGTCCTTCTGCGTCTGTAGTCTTTACCGAGTAATCTATAATAGAGAGACTTGCTCCGTGCTGAGAGAACCCAAGATCGGCGAACTGACCGATAATAAGCGCTCCGCATTTAGCTGTCCCGGTATCCGTAAACGTCACGGTGATGTCTGCATTCGCATACGGCGGTAGATCAAGAATCGCCAGACGGTCATCCCGGACGATAGGCTCGAAAAAGTACGCATACCAGTCTTGAATGCCTGAGTCTGAGATCAGAGAGAATGTCTGGTTGTAGACTTCTCCCTCTGTCGCATCGTCCATTGTGACAGTGACTTCTGCGCAGTCGACGTTAATCAGAGCCAGAGAGTTCACCACATTTGGCGACTGTAGAACGTACTCCATGCCGCCAGCTTGCTCGGTCTGCTCCTGAACGATGCCGTTGAATAGCTTCCAGCGGTTCGTGCTGGATACTTCGAGCCACCATGTGCCGTTGTCAGTTGTCGGATCGTTGCCGACGTTTCCTGCTTGCTGAGACTCGTAGATCTTATGAACGCCAGTTGTAACGATAACCCGGTCGCCGTCTGCGTAAGTAGTGCCGACCAGCCATGCCGAGTAGTCAGCCTCCGGGACATCCGAAGACTGAAATATCGAGTCTGTAACCGTTTCCGGTCGAATTAACTTCATATTATGCCCTCACTGGCGGCAAGCCGTTCTTGTCCCAGCGGTCGTTGAGTCGATAGAGCTTCGAAGTGTTTCTCGCCACTGCGACCATTACGTCTTCAATGCTCTGGCGTAGTCCGCTCATCTCGTCTGCTATGTTGTCAGACGCCCGAGCCTGTTCTGCGGTCTGTACGCGCTCCCCTGCGTGAAGTTCTGCGACATAGCCGTCATATGGAACCATATCAAGACCATCACGGTGCGAGCCATTTACTGACAGAGTCATTCCTGTGGAATCACTGCTTGAGCCATCCATTCCTGCCGGAGCTTCTGGCCCCATTATGCCATTTGATTGGCTATCAAGAATTGCTTGCGCTCTTGCGACAATACCAGCAGCAGTGCCGTCGCCGATTATGTCCCTAATTGCCGCATCGCTGACTCCATTTCTTACGCCGACCGCGTTAATCCATTCGGTAGCATATTGATCCATCTGGCTCTCGATGCTCTTGCCTTTCGCCTTACCTTCTTCGATGAACATACCGAGAACCGTTCCGGGGCCTGAACCTTCGACTCCGAGACCGCTGAAAGTGTGACCGCTGAGATTAACATTAAACCCGGCGTCTTTTGTGATTGATGTCAGAGCTGAATCAAGCGCCCGTAGTGGCGCGATAGCTGCCTCTGCTTGATCATTGGTCGCGTTCTGCTTAAAGCCAAGTGGAGCAAATCCAGATTCGAATGCGCTCATCTGAAATATGTTTGCGTCACTCATGCCGCCAGTTTTAGCCATAGTCAAACCAGCGGTAGACGTTGGAGTTCCTCCGCTATCTAGCGCTTTAGCGACAAGATATGCGGCTATAATTGCGGCAGCATAAGGCCCAGCAGTTGCTAGAGCATTGGTAAACGCGGACGATCCAGCAGCAGCGCTTCCAGCAGCAGCTCCTCCGCCAGCAGCGGAAGTGCTTGCAGCGGCGGCAGCAGCATTAGCAGCCATCGTTGAAGTGCCAGCCGCTATAGAAGCCCCGGCAGTTCCAGCCGTACTTGCAGCAAGCGCAGCATTTGCAGCCATTGTGCTCGTGCCAGCCGCGATAGCTGCTTGAGACGCCGCAGCGCTGCCAGCAGCCGCTCCTCCACCTGTGCCGAATATTCTTCCGATGAATGATCCAGCTCCAGCTCCAGCAGCATTAGATCCTGCAGCAGATGCGGCAGCAGATGTGGCAGCAGATGTGGCTCCGCTACCACCTAATCCGAGAATTCTGCCTGCGGCAGATACTATGCCGCTCACTAGCGATGATAGAGCGCTGCCGAGAGATGAGAATATCCCGCTAAATATGTCGGTGATTGAAGTTCCGAGTCCTTCGAACTGACCGCTAATCGTTTCGACTATCTGTGACGCCGCCCAATCAGCGATCATTTGCAGCGTCATAGCTTTGAATTTATCAACTAAATTCCCGAACGCTTCGCTACCATTTTCGAATAAATCCATAAAGAAGTTCGAGATGCCGCTTTTTATCGCTTCATTTTGTCTCGCTACTTCCTTCTGAGATTCTGCTAGTTTATCAGCAGCCTCTTTAGCATCGTCGATAGCATCCTTCTCATCGTGAAAGTTATTAGTCGCATTGATAATCTCTTGTCCGAGTTCAGATGTAGCATCTACTCCTGCTTTCTGTAGATTGTTGCGAATATCTAATTCTCTCGAACTCATGCTAAGAGCTTCGGTTTCGTTGCTTATCTGTCCAAGCAATGCTTCCGTCTTACTTCTTGCGGTTTCGAGATTCTTTGCAAGTTGATCTGCGCCAGACGCGCTGTCATCTATTACGATGGCAAAATCAGAAAGCGACGGCACTGCTTGTCCGACGACCTCATCTGTTGTCTCGACCTGAGTGTTCATTGTCTCTAGCTCGCCCTCTAGCTCTGCGACTCTGCTCTTGCTCGCGGATATAGAATCGCCAAAGACATTGGCTGAATCTCCCCCAGAGCGAAGCCCTGCGAGAGTGTCTTCGAAGACTGTGTTAAATGTCTCGAACGCATTTAATGGATCTCTAGCGGCAGCAGCGACCGCAGCCATTGTTGCAGTTGCTTTGTTTTGAATGTCACTAAATAAATTCGTGATTGAGTTCAAAGCCCCGGCGAAAGTCTCCATGAGAAATATCTTCAATTTCTCGAACATTATCTGGATTTTAACCCCGGCTCTTTCAGCACCGATTCTAATACTGTCCCACTTGCTGATAATAATTACCGCAGCAGCAGTAATAGCGGATGCCACAAATGCAATCGGATTAGCTCTGATAGCCAGATTTAAAGCGAGAACTGCCGTTCTCATTCTTCCGAATCCAGCAACTATTGATGCTGCTATTGATCCGGCGCTGAATGCTGCGAATCCTGCTAGAGCTGCACTCAGTCCAATGGCTAAAACGTCGAGATTGTTTGTGATCCCGACAATAACGGCACTGGTACCAGTAATCGCAGCGCTGAATAGCTTAATGCCGCCGACGTCTCCGAGTTTACGGAATAACGCAGCGACGTTATCTTCGAGATTGGAAAGTAGCCCGGGAAGACGCTTCATCTGGTCTTCCATTGCCGAGCCAAATTGTACTTCACCAATCTGGAGTAGATATTCTTGAATTTCCTGAGAGCTGTTGCCGATCGTTGTGGTCATTCCCTGAAATGTCAGAGATACCCGATCGCCTTCCTTCGATGCTTTGATGCCGAACTCTTTCAGACGCTCAAATTCGCCGGTAGACGCATCTGCGACCGCTTCGACCATCTGCATTAGATCTTTGCCCATCGCTGCCGCAGTGTTGCCGTATGAGCGCAGAGCGCGTTCTGATGGGTCTAGTCCGAGTGCTTTTAGCTTGATAAACCCTTCGACCGACTGATCAAGAGTATATGGCGTCTGAGATGCGAACTTCTCTAGCTCGCCAAATGCGAAAGCGGCATTCGCCACGCTTCCGGTCATCGTCGTGAGCGAGCCTTTTAGTCGCTCTGACTCTGTGACCGTTTTCGTAAAGTTGCTAATTAGAGCGCCGACTCCGAGCGCAGCGATAGCGCCTCCCAGCAGTTTGAATGCCGAGACTGTGCCTTTAGCGCTTGACGCCATATCGTCGTTTGCGGCTTTTACCTTCTTACTCGCCATCTGCCCGGTCGTGCCGAGTTCTTTGATGTTTTCGTTAGCCGCTTTGACTTCTCTGGTGTCGACTTTTATCTGTATCGTTGCTAGATCCATGCTTGTCCTTTATTACGATGCCGCGAAGAGCTGATTTCATGCCTTTGGCGATGTCTTGCTGTTCTTCTTTCGTGCGGTAGGGCGATTGAACGTCCTGATTGTCGTATTTTAGCACACTGCTGGCATATAGAGCGGATAACCGTTTTATGGTCTCAGCTTCCCATCCGGTGAGATGCAGTTGTGTTCTCGCCACAAAGGCATCGATCTCTTGCCAAGTCAGTCCATGAACCCCGTTGCCGCTATTTAATGCGACTCCAATTCTGCTGAGTATTTCTATGATATAGCCGAACGGCTCCACGTCTGGGAACCGTCCGGCTATCTCATTACTATCGATCATCTCGATGCGTGATCTTTCTTTGTCTTTAGCCCGGGTAGAGAGCCAAGCCCACTGCTGAACGTATTTACTCAGCAGCCCCGTTATTTCAAAAAATAACTGGCTCGATCCCCTGCCGCTTCCATTAACTGTTCAGCGATCCAGTTGCGCTTCTCATAGAGCATATTCGCGTTCTCTTTTGTGCATTTTAGAGCTGCACCTTCGAACTCGATGTTCTTGCTCCACTTGAGCGTGCTTTCTGCCAATATCTCATAGAGTGCTGCTTCGAGTGCTGCGTTTGGGATCTTTCGATCTTTGTAGCGATTCGCGTTCCTGGTATTAACTCGCTTTGCGGCATTCTGCCACGTCTGCGAATCTTTGCCGAGAATGACAATCGTCAAATGCTCGCCCTCATCGTCTAGTAGATATTCGCCAGTAGCCGGATGCTGGAGTTTTACTTCAACTCCCTCTTCCGCTGCTGCTTGTCAATCAATGCTCGCTAAATCCATAAGTCACGCCCCGAATGTGTGTTTTATTAA